GTTCAACAACAATTCTTCTTACACCCGAGTAAGTAATTAATTGTTTTGTTTTATTAGGCGCACTAGCAATAGACTTATTAACGTTTCTAAGATCTTCAAATTCGTCATAAGCTGATACAGCTTGATCTAAGAAGTCTTTGGTAACAGCATCGTTAGCATCAGTTGGATCCAATAAGTTAGCAATTTTATTACTACTCATATCCATTGTGCCTTCCATAGCAGTTGACCCATTCAGTGCCATAAAGCCTGGAGCAATTCTATTAGAACCTGTAAGTTGTGCTGCGCCATTGTGTCCTAAACGTCTACTGACATAGTTTGCAATAGCTTTTTCTGTTGGAACTGCTGTATCTGATAAATCTGTAAATAATTCATCATTTGAGAATTCATCAATTGTAACACCTTCTTTAAATCCTAATGAAGCAGCTCTTGAAATACCAACTTCACCTGCGAATGTAATAGATCCTGTGCTTTGATCTACAACAAAATACTTACCAACTCTAAAGAAGCCATCGTTGTCTGAAGTAATAAAGAATACTCTACCTTTTCTACGTTCCCAAACTTGCGAAGTAGCTGCATTATCAGCGTCAGTATAATAACCTGCTTTTGCAGATGCGCCGCCGAGTGGTTCGCCTAACAACACATTTGGATAGTTACTTGTGTTAAATCCACCTGTACCTATTTCTGTAAAGTCGTGTCCTGTTGCACGTAGTAACGAAATAGCAATAGTAATTTCTGCTGTAGTTCCATTAATTATACCTGCATAAACATTTCTTGCTGTAGAAATAGTACCAATATCATTATTAGTATTACCAGTTACATCATTTGCTGTAATAGCCTGTGTTTTAATGTAGTAAGGAGTATCTGTTTTAGTCCAAGTTCCTGTGCCGCCAACATATGTACCAAATGTACTACCGTCAGTTGGTGTTGTTAATCCTGAATCATCGTATAATACAAACTCATTAGATGTAGCATCACCTACCCATTTTTCTAAACCGTTAAGTTGCGTAGTTCCTTGTAATCCTGTAAAGAGAATCTTGTTACCGTTTATTAAGTTGTGTGCCGCAGTAGTATTAATAGTTACTTCATTTGTGCCGCCGTCTACAGTTAATGTTGTTACTGTTCCTGTATATACAGCTCCGTATTCAATTACTTGTAGTGTTCTTGAACCGTATGTAAATATCATACCGCCAGTATAACCAACATCACCTGGATTCTTGATTACTTGTGTAGAAGCATTTGTAGCATCTTGAACAACTCTAATTGCATCAGCTTCACTAAGTGCATTAATAGACAAATATGTATCTGTTGTTGCTGCACCCATTGTTCCACTACCACCAACTAAACTTGCATTTGTAGTGTTGGTTAAAGGATCTAATGTTATTGGAAGATATTTAAAGTCAGTATCAAACACTGCTTTAATTTGTGTACTAGTTAAGTCTAAGTTTTGATCATCTTTTGCAGTAAATCCTGTACTACGATAAGTTGTTAGATCACTTTCGTCAAAGTTTATAGCTGTGCTTGGACGCTCAGTTATGGCCTGACTTGCAACACCTTCAAAAATTAATGTTTCACCGTGTCTATATTCTACAATACTGTCATGAGCCAGTGCTTCTTGTAAGTCTGGAAAGAAGTCGTTGTTGCTTGAACCTTCTTGAATTGTTAGTCTGTAAATATCATTACTGAATGTGCCTGCTGTTGTTTCGTAAACTAAACTTGCTTTAACAGTAAGGTCGTTTGTTACATCAATACCGCCAATGTCTGCACCACTGATAACAATATCGTCATTGATAGCAAACGATGTCCCGCTATTTGCAAGTGTTATGGTAGGCACTCCTGAAACTAGAGTTACATTAAATTTTGCACCTGTTCCTGTACCTGAAGCTGATTTTTGTAAAACGTTTGTAAATATTCCACTACCGCTCGGTGGTGTTCCTGTGAATCCGTTTCCTCCACCAATTGTTGCATCAAGTGCATTAATACCAGTTGCAACTGGAGAACCTTCCGCTCCTGAATCACCGTCGTTGTTTGGTGTAGATAAATTTGTTACATTAGTAATTTTATAGTTTAATGGACCTGCTGTTGGATGGTCAATAAAAACATAACTATTTTTTAGTGGTCTTTCTCTAAAGTCATATGCTGTGAAACTTGTATCTGCTAGTGCATTAGTAAATCCACCTGTTGCATATGTAAACGATTTTACTGACTGGTTAGTGTCTCTTAGTGTAGTAACCTGATCTGGAATCTCGTTTGGATCAGCGCCTTCAGCAACTAAGCCAAAGTTACCATAACCGTTAGAACCGTTTAATGATCTAATCTCTGAACCGTTAGCTGCATAGTATGCCGCATGTGTGTAGTATGTAAACATACTAACCATTTCAGAGAACGCACCGTTGTTAGTAACAAGTCCGTAACCTAAGTCGTTGATCTGTGTAAAGTCGTTTCCTAGTATTGATCTGTTACCAGCTGTTTGTAAGAATATATCTTGCACTACGTCTTGTGCATCATGTCCAACTGCTCCAGGTAAATCAGTTCCTGTTTTATTGTATCCAAGTGTACTATTACTTTTTGGATCTAAATATAATATTGCTCTACCAGTTCCACTATCATAATTTGATATAGCATTTACCTGATAACGTATTCCTTCATAATAGAATGGTGCTGGCAGTTGCGGTAAACGTAGTTTTAAACCTTGTGGCTCGCCACCTACATCTAAACTTTCTACACCAATAGCAAATGCACTTAAAGTTACATTACCACCACTTATACTAACGTCTGTTGAATTTCCGCTGTTCCCAATAATACGCATCGGTATGTTACCACAATATGCATCAACATACATTCCGCCTCTAAATGCCTTCTTGTTTGCACTTAAAGAGAAACTTGAAGCTGTTTGAATATAAGGTGATTTAGTTAATACTTGTCCGTCTGGATCAAGCACACACATAAAGCCTCCATGCCCTTGTACTGTTACATTACGAACGATAGTTGCATCGTCCATTAAGAACACATCCATTTCATCATTGCGTTTTGGAGGATTAAATAAACTTGGATTTTCTAATGGGTATTGTACAATATCAATTAGTTGTCCGACTAGTGATATATCTCTAGTAACTTCAATCCATTTTTCGTCAGTAAGTATAGTATTACCAGTTCCTATTTCAATTACTTCGTCACCTGCAGAAGAAGTATGCGTTGTAGTCGTTCTATAATATCTTGCTCCACCTCCGGTGCCTCTTACAACAAAGTCACCTTGTGTGTATCTAACACCCGATGCCCATGTAGTTGTTGCTGCACCTTGCGAAATGTCTGGATCAAATTGTGTTCCTGCACTTTTTGTTGGTGCTGTTCCTGCAATTAATTGCGCGGCAAGTGTACTAATATGACCAATTGCTGCTGCTGTTTCGTTTTCTTGTCCAGCAAAGCCACCGCCAACATATGCACTAAAATATTCGCCTTGGTTTTGTAATGCAAACTCTCTACCGCCTTTTTGTAAATCTTTAATTACACCATCAACAATGTAACCGGTGTCTCTTCGACATTTTACTTCGTTGTATGTAAAGTTTAAGAAGTTGTTGTCAATAAATGTAATTACGTTATTAATGGTTGCTGCCGCTCCTGCATCAATTGCAGATTTAGCCGCTTGTTCGGTTGCACTTTCGTTTGTTACATCAGGCATAACTTCTGCCGGTAACCCACCAATGCCATTAGCTGTAATAACATCAGTTACAATAGTAATTAATGTATCTAATTGTGTTGCTTCTGTTGCTGTAGCGTTAGCATTTGATGTATCTTGTACTTCTACGTTACCTGCAGTCGGTGTAACACTAACACCTTGCACAACATCTCCAATAACTGTGCTAATATGTGTATATGAATTTACTGTCTTAGCTTGTTGTGCTACAGGAAGTTGTGCCACAGCACCTTCAAAATAACTTTCAGCAACTATTCTTGACGCATAGTTACCACCATATAAAATATCGTATGTTAATGCATCAACAAGATATTTTGCATCACGCAAACATTTTGCTTGATTGTATCCTGCTGGAGGAGTATTAGCATTTACAAATGCAACAACTTCTGCTGCTAAGAAATCTCTATTTGCTTGTAAATGTAATGCTGCATCATTTGCATCTGTTGTAGGTAATGCACCTGGTACCGGAAATACTAGTGCGTCTGCACTTGTATCTGTGCTTACAACACCATTTGTTGCAATGTCTATAATTTCATTAAAGTAAGCAAGTAGTCTAGTATTTGTAGTTGCATCTCCGCCGCCATTTGTTGCTAGTGTTTGTGCCGCATCTCTTAAGAATGTAATAGCACCTATTGTAGCGTTAAACTGATCACTTAGTACATATGCACTGTTTGCTCTTTGATATGCAAGTCCGTTTGTTACAGCATTATAGTTTGTGCCAAATGCAATATCAAAACCAGCACCTTCTAAAATAATTGCACTGTCTCGTCTACATTTTGCTTCATCATATGAAAAGCCTGTATTAACAAATGTAGCATTAATAAATGCAATAACTTCGTCAATAATAAATTCTTTATTTGATTTAATAATGCTTGCAGCTTTATTGTATTTTCCTAAGTTACTTACATTTGATCCTACATTAATAGCTCTTGTGTTAGTTGTAAGATAGTTAAAACCAAAGAATCCTGTTACGTCTCCAGACTGGTTAGTAAAAGGTGTACCTGTTGTAAGTAGAGTATTACCGTCAAATTCTCTATCTCTATAGAAATAAGTCTGTGCCCACTTACTTTGTGATACACGATTTTTTGGACGTATAATTACTCGTCTAAATTCATCACCTTTAAGTGATACGTTGTTAGGAAGTCTAATAGGATAGTCTTCTTCATATATACCTGACTCAACTCTAATTGTAACTTGTTTTGCTTTAACAAAGTTACCCATTTCAAGTTCTTCACCTGGTGCTTGTGTTGCGTTATCTTGTGTTGCATCAAATTCTTTTGGCTCTAGTAATTGCATAAAGAATGTAGTTTCATTTGTTGTTTGGCTAAATGTAATAATTCTACCAACAGCACCTGAACGTTTACCTTTGATTACTTTACCTGGTAATGCATCTACGTTGTCTGGATTTGTTTGATCAATAAATCCACTTGAGTTATTATCAACAGTTAAGAAATATCTACTACCGTAAACAATATCAGCGCCTACATCGATTCCGTTTTCAATAATATTATTTAATAGTACAACATTGTTGGCAATGCCTGCTGCTGTATTTGGTTCTGCTCCGCCACCTGAGCCGTCACTTACTTGTGTACCTGTTGTGTCTTGTTGGAATTTAGTTTGGTAACGTAATCCGAAACTACCAACTCCGCCATAACTTCCAAACGCCTGATTGTCAAACGGTGTAGTTAATCCAACGTCTGCAAATAGTTCTATAGTAGTTGCATCAATTACTTTAACATATATAAATTCTCCGTTTATAGATGCTTGTCCGCCACTTACGTCAAAGAATTGAATAATGTTTCCGTCTTTTAATCCGTGGTCACTTTGAGTTTTTGCTTGTGCTGGGTTTGTTCCGTCGTATGCTGTTAAGCCATCATTAGTTGACAATAACGGCTTTGTATTTAATCTTGCATTTTGTAATACAGCATCATTTATAAGTTCGCCTAAGAATCTAAATCCGTCTTTGGTTTGTTTTATTTGTGTAGTAATTGCAATTCTACCACTTACACTTGAATAATATCTTTCAGCAGCTGTTCTTGTCAAACTGTTAGCATTATTTCCTCTGTTAGCGTCAATCCTTAAACTATCAATAATTAAACCTAAATCTCTTTTACATGTATCTACGTTGTATGTAAATTCAGGATATGTAAATCTTATATAAGCAGATGTTTCAGCTATCAAAAAGTCTTTATTTAATTTTAGAGTTGTATTTGTTATAGGAGCAACGCCGTTTTCTACGCCTTGAGTATCTACTACACAATCTGTTGTTGTGCCACCAGTTGTGTGTGCTAGTGTTTGGAAATATGGTCCTGGCTCTTCAGGTGCTGTTTTAATTAATTCTTCTGCTCTACGTGCAGCTGCGTTAATTGTTCTAAATGCATAGATATCTGAAGTACCTTCTTTTCCGTTAGGAACACCTTGCATACTATCATCACCAATTGTACTAACACTTAATACTTCTGGTGAACTGTATGCTGTGTTGTCAACATAAAATTTTGTTGCTGCTTGTAAATCTTCTGCACCGTTAGGAGCGCCTTGACCTTTTAAGTCTCCGGGATGATCATTTAGGAAAAGATCTCCTGCCATGCTGTCGCCTTGACGTCTTACAATACTTTCTCTCGGCATACCTACGTCTTTTAAGAAGTTTCCTTCTAGTGTGCTATCGAAACCAGCATCAGTAATAGTGTGCGTATCAGAAGATGCAATAGTACCAGATACACTAATTTTGTTTGCGGCTGCTTCTGTTGCTGATTCTGTTACAGCTTCTTCAGCTGTTGCAAACACAGAAAGTTGATCATCTGTTGCATATCTTATGTAATATGTTAATCCACTTACTAGATTTGTTGGATCAGTATCTTCTGCTTGGAAGATAAATGCCGTACCGTTAGCACCACTGTCGTATCCATGTCCGTTGATAAACAAGTTTCCATCAACATACGAACTAATTGTTTTAATATACTGAGTATTTGTTGCAGGCTCAGGCGCAATTCTTATTGGAAGTCCACTTGTAATGTAACGTCTATCAGCATATCCTCTTGTTATAACAAGATCATCAATGGTATAATTAGTTGTTTTACCAGGTTGGTTGTTTAAACTGTTAGCTGCACTTTCAGTAATGGCTACTCCTGCTAATGCAAATCCACCGCCGTCAACATGAGCGCCAAATCCTGGAGCAACGTTATCGTCGACTATGGCACTAAATGTAGTTGATAATATAATCTTACCTGGAACACTAGTTGTGTCAACAGTAACACTATCAGTTTGATTTCCTAAATCAGTATCACTGCCAATAGTGCTGTAAATGATTGCTGTTCCTGCTGTGTTAGTAGTTAAAATCTTACTACCTTCTAGTGTATCAGGAGTATCACCTAGTGTTGTGAATCCAATTTGTCCACCTTGTCCAAATACTGCATACAGTTCTTGGAAATTTTCGTTTACTTTGCGGAAGGATTCTCTAATACTATCGCCGGTGCCGTCATTACCTTCAACACCAATGTTTACATCTTGTTTTGCCATTTATTTGCTCCAAAGTTGGTAAATTACCATTGCTATAACATATTTATCGTTTACTTTTATAATCTTAATGTAAATACAGTATGTTCATAAAAGAATACACTAAAAAAACAACACATATACGTAAAAGCAAACTAGGTGCAGAACATACATATAAGCGAAGTCAAACTGTTGCTGTATTTAAGTGTGATAGCTGTGATAATGTGTTTAAACGTCTTAGGAGTAGTATGGATCCTAAACGGTTAAGTAACAATTATTTTCATGTGTGTGAAAATTGTAATGCTAAGGTTTTTGCCCAGAAAAAGGGTGTTGAAAAGAAAAAGATGTGGGATTTGCCTGCTAGTAGTAATATACCTATTAGTAAACTTTAGGCTGTTTCAACAGGAATATTCAATTTATCCATGTCAAAGTTGACGCTTACTCCGCATCCACATGAGCTGTGTGCATTAGGATTAGTTATATCAAACATAGATCCCATAATGTCTTTTTTGTAGTCTACAACAGTACCTATCATAAACATAATACTATGTGAACCTATAATAAAATTATTACCACCTGGTGTAGCAATTATTTCATCGCCTTCTTCTATTTCTTGTGCATCACTAATTGTACCCCAGTCATACTCAAAACCAGCACATCCGCCGCCTTTCATATTTAAGGTAACAGCAATAGCATTATTTTCTTTACAAATAGTATCAATTTGCGTCTTAGCTGATTCAGTGAGTGTACAAATATTCATTATTAGTCTTTCTTCCAGATAGTCCAAGCACCGTATGCAATAGCAAGTCCTGCCGCTATTTTAGCTAATGGTGCTAAAAACAATACCATAAGTCCTAATACAATAAGAGCCGCTCCGTCCCAAGATGTGCGTTCTTTCATTCTTGCATCGATCCATGATTTAAGCATATTTCTCTCCGTTAGCTGTAACAGCACCTGCTGTTTTCATTGCTACTTGTGATGTTTTTAATTTTGTTGATTGCTTTACAGGAACTTGTGTTCTCATGTTTGCTCCTGCACCTGGTTTATCCGGGCGTGGGCTTACAATCTTATCAACTTTTAAGTCTTTACCACTGTCTATATACATTATCTTTTACTCCTCACGAAAGCGTCTAAACTTTCTAATGTTTTTGTTTGCCTTGCTAGTTTACGTTCTAAAACTGTAATAGCTGTTCTTTGTTTACGGATTTGGTCTTCTAAACTTTGTACATAGCGTTGTGTAGGAATTTGGTTTTCTGCTCCATCTTCACTAACCATTACTATATGGTCTACGCCTTGGCCTTTTAATCCGCCACTTACACGATTAGGATTTTTATCCGATGTGTTCGAGGATTGGGCTTGCTGTGCGTTGCGTCCGTACATTTTGTTTAGATAACTCATTCTTCTTCTCCGTATTGTATTTATGTAGAGCGATACTGGCTAGGTTCTTACATTTGGATTCACACATAATATCTGCATAGGGTAAGAATGACAATGCATAGTCATTGACAGCATTGTTAGGATAATAGTCACTGTGGGCTCGCAACTTACCTTTTTTGTGTCCTGCTTCTAATAGTGCTGGAAAGTCTGGCATTGAGTCGTGTGCAAATCCTTCGGGTAGTGCTTCGTTGCGACTGTATGAATAGTGTATCGCAGGACGCACACCACGCCAGCTATCTATCACACGAGCAAATCTATCGTCGGTGGGCTGTATGTATTCACCTTCGCGGCACCAGTGATGGTGTATGTCAAGAACGAGTGCGCAGGTGTCAACAAGTTCGAGGCTGTCTTGTATGCCCCATTTGTTCTCGTCGTTCTCGATCGTAATCGTGTTTCTCGCTTCTGGAGAAAGTCTTTTGTCAACTGCGTGTTTGATACCGGCTGGACCTTGTCTGCCTGATATATGGACATTGCACTTGAAGTCTTGGAACGATTGGCCATAGCCCATCCATCTGATGCAATCAACATGATATTCAAACTCCTCTATACTACGTTCTACGATGTCAGGATTATCTGACGCAAGTACAGTAAACTGACCAGGGTGCATAGACAACCTAACATCAAGTTCACGAGCCTTTGCGCCGACGTGAGCGAAGTTGGTCTCGCAATATTTTCGTACATCAGGCTTGCGCCAGAAGTAAGACCAATCAGACTGAGTATAAACAGGCAGGACGTCACTTCCCAACCTAACCATTCTAAGTTCATTCGGTAGTCCTCCTACATAGTTAATAAGGTTCCAATAACTCTGTATATTGTGAACCATAATATCCCACAATCGTTCTTCAGCAACATCACGTGTCTGTCTGTTGAGCCACTGTACAGTTGTACTACGAGTATTTAGTGGGCGTTGAATTTCTTCTAGTAGTTTCTTCTTCTGCGTCTGATCAGGGTGCATGTATTTGCATGCAAAACCAATACGCTGAATATCTTCTTGTTGTTTCAAAAAGTCTCCTGCTGTTGTAAATTTAAGATCCATAAGTTACCATTTTCTGTACGAACCGTCAAGTTCGTGTGTGCCTGAGTTTGACCATGCCCACTGTACACAGTTGTACCATGCATAGTGTGGGTGTTGTCGTAATTGTTTGTACCATTGTATAGCAAGTTTAACACGTTTCTTAAAGTTTGTCAACCTACAAACGCTTTCTCTTGTACAAATGTTCCTGCTTCTTTGTTAGTACCTTCTTTAAATCCCCAACCATCAAACATAGTTGCTACTTCTTTATTAAAGTCTAAATTACCACAAATCATAATCTTATGTTCACTTGTTTCCAAATTAGGCACTATTTGTCCTGCACTTATAAACTGTGTAATTCTTTTGTTATGTCCAGTCCAATTTGTATCTTGTGTAACTATTGCTGTATATTTTATACCTTGTTCTTGTAGGAAACTATCCCATGCTTGTAGTTCTTCTGCTTTACGCACACTCCAATACACATGTATCTGATCAAAGTAATCATACGTTGTAGGGTCTCTTAGAAGCGAAATAAAGGGGGCTATGCCGGTGCCCGTAGCTAACAGCCATAAGTTACCGCCTAGTGCCAAATTATTAAGTGTAAGAGTGCCTGTAGGCTTTTCGCCTACTATTAGATCATCGCCTACTTTGATATGCTGTAGTTTGCTTGTAAGTGGACCGTCTTGTACTTTAATACTATAGAACTCTAAGTATTCATCATAAGGTCCACTTGTAAAACTATACGCTCTCATTATTGGTTTATTTCTTTGTAACTTTTCTGACCAGTTGTCAAGACCTATCATTACAAATTCACCTGCAATAAATTTATAAGTAGAAGGTCGTTCTGTTCTTATTCTAAACAGACTATCCGTATAATGTTCTACATCAATTACTTTTAATTTCATGCCCAGTTCTCTTTGACCCAAGGGTCTTCGCAATTTTCAGGATTAGGATCTCCATGAAAAACACAGATACATGTCTCTGGTCTAGGACGAACATTTTCTATATGTTCTAATTTTCTATTACCTTTTGTGCCGCCAGTTGCAAATGTTCTACTAGATCTAATTTCCCATTTCCAACTCATAATCCATTCATCAGGAAACAGTCTTGCTTGTTTACCTTGCTTAACTGATTCATGGTACAAGTAATCTTGATCACCGAAATATTGCTTTTGTATTGCTTGCGGATTTTCAATAAACTTATCCCATAGATGTCCAAGTTGTCCTGTTTGAAATCTTACTACACTACTATTATATTGTTGCCAGCCAGGCCGCATACATCTTGTAAAGTCTCTTACTGTACACCAATGGCCGGGTTGAAATTGAAATAGTCTATCTATGTTGTTTGCAATAACAACATCTAAATCCATATAAAGTATTGTTCCTTTGATAGGTAAATCTCTATTATACATATAAGGTTTGTTCCACCATCCTGGTAAACCACTTGGTGTTGGTATAACAATAATATCTTTATCTAAACCTTTTGGGTCTTCAGTCATACATGCAAATTTATAATCAACAGTTGTGTGTCGTTTGACCATTCGGTATAAACGATTTACGTATTCAGCAGAGTACTTTTTACCATGCTTTAAACATAATACAAAATACTCTCCTGATTGTTCTGGAATATAAAGTTGTTTAGCTTCTTTTTCTCTTCTACGTTTTTCACGTATCTTGTGCCATTCAGCTTTAGTATAAATTTCTTTGTCAATCTTAGCCATCAAATCTAATCTTCTGTGTTTGAAATGGAGTATAGATTGCACTATTTGCTCCATGCTCAGCACATTCGACAGATTCAACCCAACAGCGATCAGCACTTGCTTCTCTAACTAATTTGTCTGCAAAGTTAAATGCATGTTCGGCAAACTTCTCTGCACCAACACCATCAAATTGTCTTATCTCTGCAAGTCCTTTTGACTCAAGCAATAGTAAATCATCCTTCATAGGATCATCTTTGTCAATGCAAAGTTTGTGATCAAATGAATCTTCAAGCCATGCTTTTACTTGTTTCAATCCGCCAAAGTCAACTGCCCAATTTTTATTATCTAGTTTTGCACATCCAAAAGTAAATTTAAATTGCAAACTGTATCCATGTAACAGATGACAGTGTGAATGATCTGCGTTAGGTTGTCTAAAGACTGCTGAAAGTCCTATGTTGTGTCCGTATGTTTTTGTGCTATAATAAGCCATATTATTCTCCTATTTAATAGCGGCAGAATTAGGAGGGTTGACGCTAAGTCCTCTTTGTAATGTACTTATTATACTATAAATTGTCTAGTGTGTCAACTGAAACATTTATATATTTCCATGCTTTGGGCAAGTTCCAGTTGTTCTTTTGGTAAATTATAAATTTACATTTATTATATAACTTAAATACCATACCAATTTGATGTATCCAGTATCTAGGATCAACAGCATTTTTAGTGCTTTTGTTATATCCGACTGTATCTTTATAAATGTTATTTACATTCTTAGTTTCGCTGAATAGATCAAATCCTAATAATTTTACTTCTTTTGCAAGCCCGGCGGCCAGTAATACAGCATAAGGACCACTACCCCATTGAAACGGCTCGTCCCATCTTTCTGTTCCTTCGTATGGTAGTTTAGGAACTTGCTTTACTTTTTGTTTATTTTTATAAGAGTCTATCCAATCAGATCGCGTATACACTGTTGATGTTTCATTAACATTAGCATCTATTGCTTGTTGTACCATTCTTCGATCTACACATATTAAATGATCGACATGAAAGTCGCGGTGTATTGCATTGCATCCAATCTTTGTATCGAAGTGCTTGTTAAGGTCAATACCCTTGCGACTTTCGCCATTACCAATTACTAACATAAAATTATTTAGCGTGGGTCTACTTTTAAATAGATGTTATCGAACACCTGCTTTTTGTGTGTTTTGAATATCATGTGTACGCATTCAAACTCACCTGTCATACTAACACGATACTCGCCACCTTCTACCATATCATCCGGTACAGCCATGTGCCAGCCGTTTTCTACACGGTCACCTGGTGCTGTGTTTTGTACATAGCGTTTTGTAAATGTGTTTAGGTTGTGTGAGTGTGAGCCATCTGTTGCGTATGCTACGCCATATGCGGCTGTGCTGTTGCATTCATACTTCTTTGAGCCTACCATATAGAACTCTATATCTTTGTCTTTAGTTATTGGATTATTCGTAACGCTGATATGTGTATCTGTAAATACAAATGCGTTATCAAAACTCATATACATTATACCTAGTGCGATTATAGTTACCATACTAAGTCCGCTTATTATGTTAGTCATTGCCTTTATTAAAATAAATTTTTTATTAGTTGTCATTTCTATATTGCTCCAGGTCGTAACTTACTGATTTAAATTCGTCACGTACTTCGGCTAAGTTCTTGCTTGCCCTGTTAAGTGTTTTCACCAAATGTCTAATGGTGTATATTGTCCAAAACCACCACGTCACGGCAGTGATTGCGAACAATCCGAGTCCCACCCAAAATGCCTGTTCAAAGTCTAATATGCCTGTTGATACTAATATTAAATTGATTACTAGAAAAACTGTTGGCACTAGTCGTGCGAACAGATCCCAGCGTTCTACCTGAGCCTCAATGTTGTTTATGTTTGCCTCTTTTTGTGTTTTATTCATTCGTGTTTTCTCCCTTTACATCTATATCGACGCAAAGTATTTACTGAGTTTTACAATTTTATTAAATCACTGTTTATTGAGCTATTAGTCCGAACGGTGCCCATTCGCCTGGTGTACCGTCACGTACACAAATCCATCCTACATATCCTGATGGACGTGGAGAACTGTTCCAAGCAATGTCTCCTAATTTGTAAGAACCATCAGTTGGTGCCGCTGTTGCACTTTCCATTTTCTTACCACTAAAGCGCATTGCTCCTGCAACATCTAAGTCTACATCTGCACTTACGTTATTTACATTTACACCTAGTTTGCCTTGAACTTTAACTTTGTCATGCAAAGTAATTCTTCCGGACTCGCTTACGTGTATTCTAGTAGTGTCATCAGTGATAATTGAAAGTTCACTTGTTGTCCAAGTTCCTACTTTAAATTTTCCAACTTCGTCATTATCAACAACAAATTCATGCTCAATTGAACCAACACTAAATGCGCCGTTTGGTGCTTCAATGCCTAGTCCAAAACGATTGTTAACTTCGTCGTAAAACATAAAGTTATCAAAGTTGATATTACCTTCTGTTGATAAGTTTTGTAGTGTACCAACTGTAGTTAATGAACTTTGACGAACATCTGAACCTAATGTAGAACTGCTTAATACACTACGATTGTTTATTCTGTAGTTATTATCTTTTGCAATATCAATACTATTACTACTAAACAGCCTATCTTGTTGTTGAGTAAGTTGGCGTGTGTTGCCTTCCCCTGTCCAAATGACACCAGTGTTACTAACGCTACCATTTAACGCTTTCATTTCAATGTTGCCAGATATCTTTGGATTTTCGTCTGCAATGGCTTGTATTGCTGTAGATACAGCGTTTAAACCATCACGCATTTGTTCTAATTTTTGGTTCATATTGCTCATACAATTATTTATCAAATAACCTTAAGTAACACCGTCTCAGGATTGCATCTACCATTAAGTTTTGTGTCTGTAGTCTTGATATCATCTAAAAATGTGCGTAGTTTAACTTTGCCTGCGCCTTTAAAGTCTTTGAGTTGATCTTCTGGCTTACGTAGTGTCTTTTGTATACTTTTTGTTTCATCAAAACCTATAATTGTAGTACCTTTAACACTAAGACCGGTTCCATCTCTGCCCATGCCTTTTGGATCAATGTTTTTAGCAACATACTTTCCTAGTTTACGTGTCTTAATATTAAACACCCACAACTCGTTTGCTTTAATAATTTGATCTGGACTAACACTTGCAAGTTTAAATTTATCATCAGTTACACAATACTTTAGTTTTGCAACTAGTTTGTCTGCACTGTACACCTTAGGCTTACGAGGCTTGCGTGTCGCTTTAGCACTGTCAATAACAAAGTCTAATGCTGTCATTAGTTCTTGAATTGCTGTAGTAAACGCTTTGATGTCTGCTTTCTTAAGATGTGCGTAACCTTCTTTAAGTTGAGCCCACTGGTCTTGTGTATGCTCATCCATCTTCTTTAGTTGTCCTGCTGTAGGGAAACGATCTAGTTCTTTAAAATCATCTAGTTCGTTTTCATAAAAGCCTTTTAGTTTGCGAGCATGTGCTTGTGTAACACCCATTTCAGTAAAGTGTTTTTTGAAGTCAAAGCCTTTTGGATCAAAAGTTTTCTTATCACTTATAAAGCCGTCTAACCATTCTTCTAGTGCTTCGGCTTGTATTCTTGCTTGATCACGTATACGTTCTTGAATAGTAGGAACATATACATCTTTTTTGCCTTTTGCTTCTTCTTCTTTTACTTCAACAACGCTTGTGCCTGCTTTTATAGCACGTTCTATACGAGCTTTCAAAAACTTTGTAGCAGGAGCAGTATTGCCCATTGTTCCGGGTAAACTTTCCCAATACTTGTCATGCTTTTCGTTATAGTCAGGCATGCCGTTCATTAATAGTTTTGCTGTAATGCCGGCTGTGATGCTTAGTTCAAAACTAGGTGCTGCTTTTGCTTGTTTAAGTTGTTCTTTGGTGTAATCATTTTGCTCCATCCATTTCCATACAGCTGGATACAAATCTGCGGGCTTGTAGTTTTCGTAATACCAAGCTCTTGCATGTTGGGCGGCACGATGGAACTGTTCGCCAGTCCATTCTTCCCAACCTTCCCAACTAGGTTCAGTAAGTTTATTACCACGTTTGATGCGTGGCGCTCCACGGACAACTTTCTTCTTTGGTTTTTTTGTAATTGATCTTGCAGTAGCCACGTCATAAATCTCCTAAAGTTTCTATTAGTATATAGTCTAGGTTGTATTTTGTCAACAATAAATGGTTAACTATAATGATTTCGAACAGTTTCAATAAACAGTTTTACATTTTTAGGAGGAGTAGTTTTTAGGATACCATGTCCTAGTCCACATACCCAACCTGTTGGATCTTCGATAGTGTCTAACCATTTTTTAATTTCATAGCGTAAAATTGTTTCACTATCTTGTAATAGTAATGTTTCATCAAAGTTACCTTGTACAAACCCGTGTTCTACTTTCTTAAGAGTTTTGTTTAGGTCAACTGTACTATCTACACCTATACCTGCAAAATTTAAATCAATTACTTTGTTTAAACTATTATAAGGAAGTGTTCTAGAATAATATGCTGTATTGCCGACATCTGCAAGTTGTTTCAAAAGAACACTATATTCTTTGTCAAAATAACTCTTATTGATATTTGAAAGACCGCTATCGAATATCATAACAGCATCAGCACCTGCGGCTAACTGTTCTCTAATGCTAGATTGTAAAAGAGGTACCAGCACATCTTTTAAATACATGTGTTTAAATTCATTGCTTACTTCTTCATCACCTATCGCATAATTTAAAATAGTCCAAGGTCCGCCTACAAATCCAACCAATCCCTTTTTGTATGATAACCTATCTCTAGTTTGTTCAAGTGCTTTTGTTTGAAAATTCAAAAAGTTCAATGCTTTTCCTATGTCTTTATGATCTACCCAGTTGTCTTCGTCTAGGTTCCATTCGAATTTTGGCCCTGGATTAAACTTCAAAGGTAACCCTAAGCCTTCTAAGTGAAATAATATATCGCTAAAAAGTATTGCTACATCAAAGTCAAATTCATCTATAGGTAACATTGCAACATCGGTAGCCAATCGAGGAAGTTTGCACATCTGTTCGAATGTCCAACTTTCTTTCATAGCCATATATGATGATTGGTATCTACCTGCTTGCCTCATCATCCATATTGGAGGACAAGGATTTTCTGCCCGCTCTAGGGCATTTTTAAAAAGTTTATCGTTCATAGAATTATTTATGCTTTAAATCTTCTCACCAGCTTCAAAACCACGAAATGTTTTGAAACGTGGAAAACGCAAACTGTAAGTATCTGAATCTTGTGACTTAGTTCTTGCGTCAGCTCTGATTTCTATTAGCTGACCAATGACATTATCACGTTCAGCCCAGTACTCATCACGTTGAGAGTCAGTGAAACCGCTCCCACAGTTAAGGCGATAATTGTATCCATCGTCTTCTCCTTCTACTATTACGGCACCTAGTCTTCCTTCGTTACGTCCAGTACCTTCCTCAACGTCAACGACTTTCAAAGTAATTTCAATAAACGGTTTCGCTTTAAGCCAAGCATGTGTACGTTTGCATTCGTAGGGTGCATCAACATCTTTAATCATTACACCTTCATAACCACCGTCTACAGCCGTCTTATTAAGCTCTACAAAGCGTTTATTGCCTTCAGGCGTACTAAGGTCTACCTCTTCCCATTCACACGCTGTAACGTGCTCTAAGATGTCATTGTTTTCTAGTACCCAATACTTAACTAAATTACTACGATATGTTTGTGGCTTATCCCATCCGCCTTTAAGAAAGTCTGCTAGTGGAATAAAGTCAAACAAGTGTAGAACTGAGTCAGTTGCGGCCTTACCATCTTTACGATGTACTTGCTTCATAAGGTCTTGAAAGTCTTTGCTCATTACTTCACCGTCTAGTACACAATCATAAGGAGCAGGCGTACAACTTAGTACGTTCTCAATCTCTTTAATGATGTGTGGGAAGTTATGAAACTGTTTGCCGTTACGACTAAACAATTCTACCTTACCACCTTTGCATACTGCTAGTACACGAACGCCGTCTAGTTTAACTTCAATCTGTTTCTTGCCAGTCATCTTCTTTTCGTGATTAGCTGAGTCATGTGCTAGACTACAAGCAAACACAGGAATCATATACTTTGTTTCACCTTTGGCGTTAAACTTTTTAGCAACTTTGTTTACAGTCTTTTCACTCACACCGCAACGCAAGTCTTTAATTAAGATACGTCTGTAGAAGCCGTTCCACTGCTCAACAGTAGCAACACTCATTACCAATTCAATAGCATCACGTGCCGCATGGCCTGTAAGCTCTCTATTGATAAGTTGGTTAGCAAGTACTTTGAAATCTCTCCAAATAAGACCTTGTCCACGCTGAGGTGTTTCTACACGCTCTGGTACTTGCTTTACACCAAATGTAACAAGCGGATCAAGTGCCATTGTGACACCTTCAAAAAATTCATCTAGTCCTTCGCCCATAGCACCAAACAGTATTGACTCTTTGTCTAAACGACTATTGTGTGCTTCTAACTTTTTGATAATATCTTGTGGTTGTG